TGATGTTACTTGAGAATGAGAATTTCCCAAGTGGTGTCTTGACTGCTGAAATCATAGCATTCAAGGCAATTTGACAGGTTGAATTTGAAACCTTGATAGGACGCACAGAGCGCTTGAAGATGTCTTCTGTGATGTGCTGACAAGTCAGACTTACTGTGTCATCTTGCTCGCTGATTTCTTTGATCCGGAACAGTTGCCGGCCAGTAACAGGAGTGGGAGCGATGATGAGCATGTCTTCCTGAAATTTCTTATAAATTTCAGTGTCTGTGATTAGGTAGTCAACCTTGAGTGTATAGCTTACATTGATTACTTCTTCAACTTCTGCTTTTGTAGCTTCATGGAGTGGCTGGCCATTCCATTTCACTGTTTGAACATTTCTATCTAATAGATATAGAATTATAACCACCCCCAATTAGTTTCAAAAACAAGTGATTGAATGCCAGGTCTTAAAACCACACCAACAGTCTTCTGATTTTGGTTAGCGTCAATTGTGATGAAGTCTCCTGACCACTTCACAAGATTCCCTCTCTTATCAAGGAAACTTGGATTCTGTGGATCATTCACCATCACAGCGCTCTCAGATAGTTGTTCAAGCTTGATGGTTTGTTTTCCAACCGTGAAGCTAGTCTCAGATGAGCTGTTCCCTTTAATTGTGATTTTAGGGAACGCTAGTGAACTACCTTGCAGCCTGAGAACACCATTTGAGGTAAGAGTTTGAACATCGTTGTTCTTCATGTATTTTGTGGGGTGACAAACAAATGTCACTTCCACAGAATACATTTTAGTTTTATCTCTCTGAGTGTCAGACACCTTTGTCTGATAACAGAACCATCTTGTGAGCTTGTTCTGTTGATTCTCAAGCCAAAAATTCCTTTTGGAGAGAAATTGGACAAATTCAAGGACTTGCAATTCTGTTGGGTTGATGAGTTGGAGAGTGTATTTCTTTTCAATCGCTTCCCTGTGAGGGTTTGACTGAACAATATATCCACTAACTCCATCATGGCTCAGTAGCTTATCCTTTGAGAGACCGACTTGAATTGTAGGGCCTTCCAGCACAATCACATCAAATGGAAATGATGAAGTTCCAACTCCATCAATAATCAATTCATTGTACTTTACCATGCAGGCGCTCCTCTCAATTCTTTCTGTCTTCTCAATTCAGCAGCTATCTTCTGAGATACCTTATTAGCGATCTTTTCAATATCTGCTTCTTCTCTGATGATATTGTCAGAGATGTTGATGTTGATCACGGTTCCTTGTGGGTCCATTGTTTGGGCAATGCCCCGGCCAATGGCACTCAAGTTCCGTTCATTCAGTGGCAGGACTGCTTCTTTTCCTGATTCACCACCAACCATGAGGCTATTTCCATTCATGCCAAATGCTGTGGGTTTGGTTAAGATCCCACCTTTGGCATACCATTCAATGCCAATACTTGGAATCCCTTTACCTTTCAACCAGTCCATAGGGTTCAGCGATCCACTGGCCTTGAAGTGAGGCAGTGGGATGTGTGGCCACTTGAATTGGAAATTGAAGAAGCCTTTAATTCCATCAATGGCTTTTCCTACAAGGTCTTTGGCCCCGTTAATAGCGCCACCAATTGTATCTTTGATCCCATTCCAAATACCTGAAGCAGTTGAGCTGATACCATTCCAGATTCCTGAAATCGTGCTTGAAATCCCATTGAATACACTTGAGACCGTGCTTGAAATTCCATTCCAAATGCTTGAAAGGGTTGAGCTGATACCATTCCAGATGCTTGAAGCAGTGCTTGAAATAGTATTCCAGATGTTAGATAAGATCTGAGCCATCGCATTGAATACAGATTCAGCAATGCTCTTGATACCATTCCAGATGCTTTCAGCAATGCCTTTGATGGATTCCCAAGCTCCAGACCAGTCACCATTGATAATCTGCATCACAGTCTTAATGATGCCTAATACAACATTGATAGCTGTTTCAACAACCGTCTTGATAGTGTCCCAGACTGTAGAAATCACGGTTGAAATAGTATTCCATGCAGTCTCAAGGAATGGGCCAAGGACATTCATGATTGTGGTGATAGTTGCTGAAATAGCATTCCAGACTGTTTCTGCTGTCTGCCTGATCAATTGTTGATTGTCATTCCACCATGTTGTCAGTGTTCCCCATATTTGCATTACAAAATCAGAGATAGCCTTAACAACAGTATTGATGACTGACATGATAGCATTCCAAACTGTCTCAACAGCGGTTCTGAATCCCTCATTGGTTTCCCATAGATATTTAATAACTACAATGATTCCAGCAATTGCAGCAACTACTGCTATAACTGTTCCAATTATCGGTAATGCAGCAGCTATCAGCCCTCCTATACTTGTTCCCACAGCTACAGCGGCAGCCTGAAGGGCGAGGAAGATTGGTGCAAGTACACCGGCCACAGTTACAATTGTTCCAAAGACTACAACAAAGTTTTTGATAGGTCCAGGTAGTTTATTGACCCATTCTGCGACATTTTTAAAAAGACCTACAAGCACATCAAGCACTGGAGCAAATGTTTCTGCTATTGCTTCTCCTACTTCCCCTAGTACAATTTTCAACCCATTCTGAGCTGTGGTAAATTTATCAATAGGGTCCAGAGTGTTTTCGTAAGTTTGTGAAACCAGCCCGGCTGACACTTGTGAAGTGTAGCCTAGCTCTTCCATGTTGAATTTCCCACGTTTGATTGCATCAATCATCTGTGGGGCTTTCTTAGCGCCAAAGATCTCCATAGCAATTCCCATTGCTTCTGTCTCTGACTTGCTGTTCTTGATGGCTTCAATGGTTTCTTTCAAGCCTTGCTTCATGCTCTTGCCTTGTTTGGTATAGACACCAGCAGCCTTTGTCAGTCCAGAGAGTGCTGCGGATGAATCAACCCCGTTTTGTTCGAATTGACCAATCAATGTGACTGCCTCACCGAACTCAAGACCAAGCATCTTAATCTGAGGCGCTCCATCTGTGGCCTTTTTCATCAAGTCATCAACAGAAACCCCTGTATCTTGAGCGACATAGGTCACATTATCCAAAATCTCTGTTAAGTCATCAATAGATAAGCCATAAGCTTCCATTGCTTGTTTGGACTGAATTGTTGCGTTCGTGACATCTGTCCCGTTGATCTCAGAGAATTTGATCATGTCTTCTGAGGTCACTTTCAAAGCGTCTCCAGTTAATTTGAATTGAGTATTGACCTCACCAACCGCACTTCCGATGTTACTGAAATCAGTAGATATTTCAGTGGCTATGCCCTTAGCGATTCCTTGCATCTGTTCAAGGGATTTTCCACTTGCACCAGTTTTGGTGACAATAGTGTCCATTCCCTCATCAATTTCCCGGAACGCATCAAGGGAGCTCTTACCAAAATCAACCAACTTTTGACTGATTTCAGATAGCTTCTCAGAGAATTGATTCAGTAACTCAGCTTTAAGAAGATTATTTGTCTCTTCAAGACCGCTACTAGCTTTCTTTCCTGACTCGCCAAGATTTTCCATTTCATTAGCAAGCCCGCTGAAGGCAGCCTTGGACTCATTCAATTGAGTTTCTAGTTTATTGACTTCTGTTGAGTTCTCGCCATACTCTTGTTTTGCAAGAGCAAGCTGTTTCTCAAGATTCTCGATCTGTTGAGCAACAATCTCACTTTGCTTCCCAATCTTCTGTTCAGCAAGTGCCAGCTTATCTGCTTCACTAGCATTGGAACCCATTTGGCTTTCTTGTAGTTTGAATGAGCTGACAACTTTGTCACCTTCACTTGCAAGGCGCTGTTGCTCATTTTGAAGCTCTTTCAGTTGTTCACGGTTGGACTTGGTAGCATTCCCATTTCCATCTAATGCCTTATTGACATTTTCAAGCTTGTTCTCGTAGCCCTTCAGGATGTTTTCCGTCTGGACCACTTCCCGTTGAAATGCACGGTATTGATCAGCACCAATGTCACCGCTCTTGAATTGAGCTTCAACTTGTGCTTGTGCCTGTCGCAATGTTTCCAACTTTTCCTTGGTAGTTGAGACTTGCTTTTGAAGGACTTCTTGTTTTTGAGCCAATAGGGTCACATTCCCTGTGTCAAATTTTAGAGCTTTGTCAATACTCTTCAATTCTTTTGCTGCTTCAATAGAGGCAGAATTTACTTTTTTCAGGGCATTTTGAAGGGGCTGTGTGTCACCGCCAATTTCAATTTTTATCCCTTTAATATTACCGGCCATATTTTCTCCTTTCACATAAAAATATAAAGAGCGCCTAAAGGATTCTTGTGATCAATTGTCCATCTATTCAATGAACTTGACCTCAGATTCTTCCTCTCAGCACTCTATTTCAGACTAAAATGAGTCAAAATCTGACTGTGTGGCCTTGCGTGTTTCTGATTTGTTCTCAGTACGCAAATTCACATAATCCGTCTGATAATCCAGAGCCATTCCAATTGAAATGTGCTTCAGATCATCAATTGTGAGACCAGTTTCTTTACAGCAAGAAAGATATGATTCTACTGTAAAGATTTCATCACTGGCTGATTCTGACTCATCTGGTTTTTTTTTGATGTCATCGTGTCGTTGATCATTTCCATTAGAA